CGGCGAAAGTCGTATCGCTGGTATGATGAGAAACAATTTTGGGAGGGAGTTCCTCCTAAAATGATATCAAAATGTATGTCAGATGATGAGTATGACATCATTACAAATGAAGAAGAGTAAATCAATTAAATTTCAACTTGCACAGTGTTAAAATTTGTGCTACTTTAAGGGTGTTAAAACATGCGTTTTAAGATGGCGTCGAAAAATCCATTTCGTGATTTTGTAAGAAATCTTCGTAGAATTACAATTTCTAAGATTTCTGATGAAGAAAAAGGTAAACTATATATTGATCTTTGGAAGGAACTAGAAACAAAACTTTCTGAGACAGAATATTTTTTAAACTCTTCGCCAGCGTTTTCTACACGTTGCGAACATTGGAATTATCGTGAAATTAATCTTGATTCTATAGTTCCAGTAACTAATTCTGCAAACCCATATCTTAGGCTCAAACATGAGTTTGAAGATGCTTTGCTTTGTTCATCTTATAAAAGCTTAGTCAAAGCTGTGTCTAAATCTCTAATGTGGTTCTATGTAACTCCATATAGAGATGACTGGGTCACGTAGTGACATAGGAGGTAGCGTGCGTATTACACATGAAAAAGCTAAAAAATTAGTATGGAAAGTTTTATCTTCTATGCCTATTGATGTATTTGATGATGACGATGGATCAGTATGGGAAAGTACTAATTATGAATTGCGTGATCCCAGAATAGAAGGAGACTTTAAGGGATCACGCGAAATAGGTGCTGCTAACATTGTTAGTGCTTTTAATCTTTTGCATCAAAAAATGTTAATTGCAGAACTATCTAAAGATGATGGTTTTAGTGATTGTGCAGATGAGTGTATAGAACTTTTTAGTAATATTATGGATGATTTGCAAGACGCAAAGCTTGTTAGAAAACGTCCAGAACATCTTCGTGAAACATTTACAGTTATAGAGGGAAGTAATGTCGGAACTTAATAAAGAACTAAAAGCAGAATTTGAAAGAGTTGTAGATTTACTAATACAAATTGAATCTGCTAGAGAATCTATATCTTCTTTACTCAAAGATATTAAAGAAGAACATGGTATTGAAATTCCAGTTGCACGACGTGTAGCTAATGTTATGCGTAAAAATTCTCGTACAGAAGAAGAAGAAAAATGGGAAGAATTTAATATAATTCTAGATACAGTATTATGATGAATAATATATTTATAGGGCTACTAATGGTATTGATAATTAATACTATGATTCTTATGCTACCTTATACAATAGATGCTTATTGGATGTTGAGCATGAATCAAGCTCCTGGTTGTGGATAACTATTACAAAATAAGGTACTCATGTATTTTAATCAAACAACAACTGACTGGCGTATTTCACAATGTTGCCAGTTTCATGATAAAGCTTTAGCTAAGAAATTTAATTTTGGAACTACTACTAAAACATATGCGTTAAAAGATGGTGGCAAAGAGCGTGTTCAAGGAAAAGCTCTTTATAATGTTAGTAGATTATATCATATACTTAATGATTATTTCTCAAAACAACCCCGTAATCTTCGTTCTTTTCGTATTAGTTCTGACTTATTTCCTTGCTATACTTTAGATTTTACTGAAGATTGGTATAAAGAAATTTGGGATAGAATCTCTGAAACACTTAAGGCGTGTGGAGATATAGCAAAAGAACATGAGATAAGACTTTCTGTACACCCAGGACAGTATACCGTATTGGCTTCTGATAAAACTACTGTAGTTGATAACTCAATTAAAGATTTAGAATATCATGCCTTATATGGAATACTAATGGGTATTCCTGCTGAAGATTTTTCTATGAATATTCATCTTCAAGGGCTGTATGGAGGAAAACATATTGATGGTATTAAACGATTTGCAACACATTTTCCCTACTTATCAGACTATGCACAAGCGTGTCTCACGGTTGAAAACGAAGATAAGCCCAATGGATATGACATCGAACACACACTCGAACTCGCAAAACGAATCCCAACACGAACTTGCTTGGACATACACCACTATGCCTGTCACAGAATGCGATCAAATGAAAAAATTAAAAACTCACAAGGTAAAGTGGTCAACAGAAAAATTAGGGACGAAGTTAGACATATTAGTGTAAATGATGACTATTTCAAAGAAGCAGTAAAAACTTGGGGTAAAGTTCGTCCTTTATTTCATAAATCACAATCATTTCCTATGGAGAATGAAGACTATTGGATGAAACCTAATGCCCACTCAGATATGTACCATGATGAAGAATTAATGTCAAACGCAATTCCAATGTTAGAATATGCTGATTTTGAAATAGAAGCTAAACATAAAGAAATTGCAGTAAATCATTTTTACAACTTTATCAAAGAAGAAGAAGCTATGTGTGGAGAACAACTACTTCCTAAAAGTTTAAAATGTTTATAGAAGATGCTTATTCGGATAGTACAATGTATGCCTGGTGTGGCGAATATTTTATTACGTTATCTATATGGCAAGAAAAGTTTCCTGTAGAGATGTTATGTATATTACACTATGCTGAAAAAACTATAGAATACTTTACATAAAAGTTTTATAAAGTAATTCAGCTACTGTAAGATGTGATAAAGATCCTGCATGAGAACGATCTTTTGCGTAATCTTTATGTTTCATTAAGTCAAGATGTAGAGGGATATGCTTGTCAGTTAGCTCACATAAATTACTATATAAATGCGGAAAACAACATAAATGAATATGTTTAATATTATTACGTTCACATAACAATATTTGTTTAGCTACTGCACCTTCCCATAGTTCAGTAACAATTTTTTCATCAGAAAAGTATAACATTCCTGCTGCGTGCCATGCTGCTTGATGTTGTTTTTCGTGTTTTCTTTTATTGCCTAAAATTTGTTCTGAAAGTATCCAGTTACGATAGTATTTTTCATTTTCAACTATGTGATTAGCTACAATAAAACCTTGCCACATATTTTTTCTAAAGTCCCAGACTTTCCAACGATATTCACTAGTATGACCTATAATGATTAAATCAGGTTTTAACTTGACAGCTTCTTCAACTTGATTTAAAATAAGATATTCAGAGGCTCCACTTTGAGCAATATTATTAATTTTAGCGTTTAATTTTTTAGCTAATATATGAGCATATACTTGATCTTGATTATCAAGACCTTCTCCTTCAGTAAAGGAATCACCACAAGCTACTATGAGCATTGAAGATATTTTTGTTGTAGGAAATTCTTGGTCAATACCAAGTCTTGAAGCCCCAAATCCTGCATTTAACTTACTAAATCTTACTAACCGTTGGGAACATCCTGGAATTACTTTAGATGCTCAATCTGAGTATATCATATCAAATAAACTTGTCAAGGGTTTTAAGGTAATTTGGTTAATTGGACATCATCATCGTGCAGATCCAAAAGGAAATGGAGACTATCTTACTCCTTATGATTGGGGGGAAGGTAATATATGGGGTAAGATGACTCGTGATATTTGGTTTAAAAAATTTACTAAAATGCCTTGGTATTGGAGAACAAACGCATTATTTATTAAAGCAGCTTTAGAAGGATTTACTCCTGATAATTTATTGTTAATACCTATCTATCGTCCTAATATATTAGAGCATGAGCTTTTACAAGATAATTCTTGTATATGGTGGGAATATATGCGAGACTATGCTAAAGATTATTCTGATGGCAGAGGACACATGAACCAAGTAGGTCATACTATTTTTGCTATAAAATTACAAGAAGAAATTGAGAATAGATGGAAAATTTCATTGACAGTAGATGGGTAGATGCAATAGAAATAAGTTATACTACAGCTATTGCTGCAAAAGCAGATAAGATAGTTGCAGAATGTGAGAAGAATGTTAAAAATTTTGGTAATCAGTGGGTAGCAGATTTTGCTGGTTATAAAGCAGTTTTATTAAAACCAGGAGAAGGATATGAATGGCATTTTGATAATATGGACTATGTTAATGGCTCTCTTAGCTGTCCCCGGCCTAATAGATATTGGAGCCAACTTATTTACTTAACAGAAGGACAACCTTTTGAGATAGGTGATTGGAATCCTTTAGGAGAAAGAGTTGAACAAACTGAATTTAGTGCGCCTATTCCTAATAAAATACTCGCCCGTATACATCCGGTACCTGGTCTTACTGTTGTTTTTCCTTGCTTTATGGTTCATAGAATTAAGCCAGTGGTTGATAATAGAAGATGGGCAATAGTTAGTTTTATAGATAATCCAAACTATAAAAAAATGAATAAAAAAACGTTACAATTAATATATAAAAGGTATTTTAATGAATATAGTGGGAATTAGTGCTTATCATCATGACTCTGCTGCAGCATGGTTAAGTGCTG